GCAGATCACGAATCCCCAAACCTCCTGTAAGAGTGTTATAAATTACCGCTAACGTGGCGTAGGTTTCTCCCGCTTCTGGGAAGCAAAACCAGATCTCATTTTGTCGCTTGTATTCAACGCAGTAGCAGTTGAAGAAGTTGCTGGCATCAATTTGGTTAAAGATCCAATTACGCAACTTCGCTTCGACGACACTTTTCTCCGACCCCTTCTGTCCTGAGTGGATATAGAGATCGTCAAGGCCCGCCACGAAATGACCTCCAGGAATCGGCCGAATGCAGTCACGAGTAAGTGCTCCTCTACCAGGAATAACCAAACGCTGTCCAAAGATAAACTGATTTCCAGTAAGATACATGAGATAAGCACTTTTCTGCTTATACACCATGAATGATTCACCAAGTGTCATGCCATCTACAACGTAATCGTCAGTTTCTGAGATTTCAAATTCGCCAGAATCAACTGATGGATCATTCACCGCCCAGGAAGGAGGAACAACGCCAGGATCTGCGGGATGACTCCAACGAACTCGAAAGGGATGTTCATTTCCCGATTCCGTAAGATATCCTGCAATGGCGTAATTCTTAAATGGACGAAGGAACTTAGTACGCAGGTTTGCGGGCCAATTTGCTAGATCCTGCAATGGAGTACTTGCAGAGAACTGCGTCCACATTTGAGGAACATCGATAGTGTTGTTGAAAAGTCCAATTCCCTGAAGAATCTCTCCCTGCCAACGCTCATTTGCTGTGCCACTATAAGGACCACTCAGTCTTGTGATATCAATGTGCCCATCATCAAAGGCATATACTCTATTTGCATCAGCATAGACCCACAGAGGATGATCAACTGGCGGAAATACACGTAGCCAGGTAGGAAAGATCGGTGCAGGAGATAAAACGCTACGATGTCCAGAAAATGCCACTGCTCCTATGGAGTTAAATCGAGCATTTCTAACCTCGTTGAAGGATTCCGGAGGCGCATCGTATTCAGCTACATCCTGAATGAAGCCATCCCGACCAAATCCTGCGAGTTTAAGACGATTCATCAGGGTGCCGTATAGGTTGAAGTCTTCACAATAAACACCGCTACATAATATCTGGGGCGAACGTCAACAGTATGTGTATGATCCGCTACCGCATCAGCAGTATGCCCGTGGGCTGTTGCCGCAGCTCCATTATTTTCAACAAGTTTGGTTGGTTCAGTTGTGGATGCGCGATAGGCAAAGGTACCAGCTGAGTTACCCGCGATACCCTTTGAATTCACTGTTGCAAAGTTATTTGCATCGGAAGAAGCACCAGTTTCCCAGGTGTATAAACGGTGATCATGGGCAGGAAGCTCTGCGGCCGTAAGAGCGTGCGACTGAATTTCCGGCGTATGGGCTCCACCAGCGGCTGAAGCGTGAGAATCTGTTCCACCTGTGGTTTGCGCTACATAGTCACTACCTTGACACACGACAAATCTATTGCGCATGTCAGGAACTGTGCCATAGCCCCCTACAACACTTCCATCACATACAACCCATCCAGCAGGAATTGGTTTGTTTGCAAGATCGTGCATCTTGATAGACCCAGGGGCCTCAAGATGCAGAAGAATCTCTGTAACAACGTCAGCTAAGCTTGCAGGAATTGCATTAAGAACTTCTGCTGTTGCAGTCACCGGCTCAGAGATATTTGGAAAGGTATTTTTTACACCTAATTTAATGGCCCTAAGATGATCATCCCCCTGCCTTCGTTTATCCGTTCCCAGCGGCCACGAGGTATTAAAATCCCAGATACCAGTTACTGCTTCCAGTCCCATCTTAGCTCTCCTCGTCCGTCAAAAGTAAGGTTCGGCGCGCCATTTCGCGCTGCACAACTTCCTTGAGGAACTGATCGCGGTTTTTGCTTTGCTCTGCCTTGAGCTTCATAACCATTTCAGAGCTCTGAATGTGCTGCCCAGCAACAATAATAAGAGCCTCTGTAGTTGTATAGTTAAAAAACTCCAAAAGCCATGAATTCGTCAATGCAGCGTTGCTGTCCACAAGAGGTATTGTACGAGCATAATAGTCAAACCTGTAGTTATAGGCTAAATCTGGCGCTGGCCCTAACAAGAACCTGTTTCCCCAAATCGCATATCCCTCAGGAATTGCATCATCCTCATTAGCAGTTTCTTCCCGCAGCTTCTCTCGCGTAACTTTGGTTAACTCGGTCCAGTCTCCCTCAGAGTTTTCCACCTCGAAGGTACCATCCTCAACTTCGATAAGAAAGTTCTCCGGCACGAGCACATACCCCTGTGCAATAACCATTGCAGCTTCTTCAACTGCCTCCAAAAACCAGGGTTTGATATCTCCGCGCTCAAGTTCTCGGATGGAGTTGTTAAGTTCCATAAGAACTTTCGCGCGCATGAGTGGGGCCTGACGACCACCAAGGCGTCCCATCATTAAGTCGAGTACTTCTGCGTTAGTCATGATATCATTTATCCCGTAAAAAATGCTATCAAGTATCGCTCTGCGTCTTACGCCAATAGCGAATACCATAGGTCGCAAGGAAAATCGAGCAAAGCATAACTTGATACCACATCGGTGTTTTGGCAAGAGCATCAAAACCGGCTGCCACATACTGTGCACAGGAAGGAATAAAGGCAAGTACAGCTGGAATCGATACAACAAGAAGAGTATATTCGTCCTTCCAGGAAGTCTGCGCCTGTCGTGCAAACTCCATTTCCCAAGCAGCATCAGCTTCAAGACCTTTGGTCTTCAATTCAATCTGACGATCAAACTGAGCCATTTTAAGCTCATGAATCTTTATTCGTTCCTGAGATTCAAACTGCAGTTTCTGTCCTTTGATCTCCTGCCGCTTGGTAAAGTATCCAGCAATAGGACCAACAACAGTTCCAGCTAGTTCTGTCCAGAGTCCCATGACTATTTCCTCTTCAACTGAATGTGAGGCCCATCGTAGAAGTTCTCTTCTGGATCAAATCCAGCACTTCTCCAATCCATGTCCCAGTCCATTCCAAGCTCAATCTCAATTCCCATTGAATCAGCCACAGCCTGAATATATCCCATCAGTCTCGCCCCCGCTGGTCTATCCTTCCAATCCAGTTTTACCTCCGGCACATAGGGCCAGACATCTACGGCTTCCGCCGGAGTAGAATTGTGACGACTTTTTGGCCAAGGAGTTTTGCTTGCTCCAGTACGAACAGCCTCATTTTGTTCCTCTTCTCCTCGATGGCCGCAGAGAACGGTAAGGTTGACTTTTTCCGCAACAGCACGAATAAGGCGCTGCAGATCAGGATGACAAGTCTCCAGCTTAGCATTTGATGTTGCTCCTAAAAAGCTCATTGTAACTCCGCACAGGAAGGAGGACGATAATTACGGTTAGTAATCCTGTAATATTCGTTCATCTTTTCCTGTAGTCTTTCAAAATAAAACTGTTTAGATTCCGGAGTTGCTGCCTTACACTGACGCAATCTCACATCAAATAAGGTTTGTTCCAATAACTGCACCTTAATACCAGTTACTTCTCCTTTGATTACACCGACCTCGTCAGCTGAAGCATAGGGAGATACAACTCCCAAGAACCCCAGGCCACCTACGATCCATAGCATGAATGTAGTCACAGTAATTATCCATCCTGTGCGAAGTAGAAGTTGAATCTGACTATCTTTCAGGCCAAGCGCTCGACTAAGAGCACTGGCAGCAAGTTCGACACTCATCCACGTTCTCCTACAAGCTCAAGTTCTAGGTCATAAGATAAAAGTTCCCACGGTTCTTGATCCAGGGACTCAAAACGAATGCCAAGAAATCTACCCGTAACAGAGAAATCCATATAAGTGGTTTGTCCACAAGTATATTGATAGGGACCTTCCCATCGAACAGGGTCTTCAGTTGAATCCTGTGCACCTATATAGACATCGATAATTGTTCCAGCCGTTCCACGAATTAAAGGCCATACTCCGGTAACCTCCTTCATAGAAGAGGGATCAGACTTCCACTGTCCAAAGCGATCTCTTCCTAAAATCGTTAAACCTGTGCGAGATAGTACAACCTTAAGAGAGATTTCTCCAAATCTTAAATCTGAATCCGCCTGATAAAACTCATTTCCAATAATCATCACAGGCTTAGCCTGCGCGTAGATGAAATCTGCAGAGCCCCAGGGCTGATTATCCGTATCCCAGATCGTTGGATCGGGAACAAGCGTAACAGCTTCGATAGTTGCGGCAGGCGCAATAAGCGCCCCGGTTCCATGATATCCACTAACAGGAGCTGCAATAAGTCCAGGATGAGGAGCTATCAAAGCTCCTATTCCTAAAATGTGTCTTATTCCAGCTCCTGCTATGGTTGGCACCCCAATGCTTAAAGCAACAATACCAGCAACAAGCGCTTGCTCGCCCATACCAGTTAAGGTACTGCGAGGTGCGCTTAAATCTCCTGTGCCTGTATATGCTGCCATAAAAAGAGGAGGAGATTTCTCCCCTCCTCATCCCGGTTACGGGAAGTCGCGGAACTCGCCGATGTAGGCCATGGTGCGCTCAAAGTGGTATTCGAACCCACCTTCAGTAAGCCACTGGTCCTTGATGTAGTCAGCATCGTTCGGCTCGAGGCCCGTCTGCAGTTTCGTATCGCGACCACTCAAGGGACGATACGTAATGCCAGCCGGATTGACTACGAACATGCTGCTGCGGAACACCGGGTGGACATTCATCAGGGGGTGACTCTTGATGAGCAACGTACCCTGCGGAATGATCCAGCGCTGTAGCTTCATGCCGTAGAACTCAACCACCTTGTCAAAGCGAACGCGCGAGGTGGAACCTCCAGACGCGAGCTTATTCAGGTAGTTGAGAGCCACGTTGCCTGCGAGAATCAGACGTTCATCACCGGCTCCACCTGCATCGTAGTCGAACACCGGATACACTGCATCGATGAAGGTGTCTTCAGTCGGATCAGCAGTGAACACGGTACGGTTCGAGGTAATGAAGTGGCGCAGACCCATCGTATACCGAAGCGGCATGTTGCCGTTCGACGCGTCCACAGTCTCGAAAGGAACACCAAACATCAGAGCCTGTTCGATCTTCTCCGAGTGCTGGAACATCTTACGAGTCTGCTCGTTCTTCTTCGGATCCTTCGTGCGGAACTTCGTTGCCAGCGCGGTTTTGCTGATCTGGTAAGGAGTCTTCCAGATCTGGGTGTAGTTGTTGTACTTCGTCGGGTTGGTAGACGAGGAGCTGATGCTCACGTTACCTTCCGACTGTGCGTTACCCACGCGGAACAAGGCCAGACCGTTACCAATGTTGGCAATGGTTGAGCCTGCCGCAGCACGCTGAACTGTGAAGGTGGTAGCGTTCGTTACGCTTACCACACGCAGACGTTCCTGCGTGAAGGCTGCAACCTGCGTCGCTGGCTCCACGTAGAGAACGTCACCGGGGATCAACTGAAGAGCAT